AAAGAAAAATAGTAATAAACGCATTACTCCTAATGATATAAAAAAATTAAAAACTGCTATTAAAAGTATAGAAACTGAAATAGCAAATATTAAAAAAGAAATTGTTGAAGCTACTGAAAACTCTATAAAAACAGAGCCTGTAATACTTTCAGAAGAAGAAAGTAAAAATAAAAAGATAGAAGTTGTTAAAGAAAGACTTAATGATAGATATAAAGATAAAGAAAGACTTAAAATAGATGAGTTAAATAAATTAAGTGACGAATTAGGATTAGAAAGTGTAACTATTGAAGAGTTAGCTGAATTATATTATTCAGATGATAATGCACAAACTGTAATAAATGATTTTTTTGAAAGAAAAAGAGAAAATGCAAAAGCTAGAAAAGCATCTAAAGATGAAACTAGTCCTAATAAACAAACAGTAAATGCTGAAACAAGTGATGTACAACCTACTGATCCTAATACAAATGATGAAAATGGTCATATAATAATAACTCATGATAAAGAGTTTAATGAAGATGCTGATAAACCTAAGCTAAAATCAATAAAGAACCCAGGTGACCATAAATTTTTTGATGAAGATCATCGTACTGGTAATGAAGTACTTAATGATAAAAATTATGAGTTAGAAGGTGAGTATGTTTATTATGAGTTAGACATGCAAAATAATTATAACCAAAGTTTTGCTCACGAAGGACAACATATTATAGAAGCAGTATATTATAAAGATGGTAACCCAGAAAATAAAACAAAAGAAAATAGAGTTATTTTAGGTAAGGTAAGAGGTAATCACAAGTTACAAAATACACCACATCTTAAGTCATTGCGTACAATGATAATGAGAGATTATAAAGCTGCTGGATCACCAGAAGGTATATTTGCTTCTAATTATAAGAATAAGATTAAGCAAAAGATGGGTGGTGTTATTCATACTATAAATCAAGATAGTAACCCAATTAATGTATTAGATAACGAAGGTGGTGAAAAACTTGTATTTGGTGTTGCTGTTGAAGAAGGTGTTGGTAATGTTACTTTAAAAGTACCTAATGCTGCAAATTTTGGTGATGTTTATACAGAAATAATGCTTGATCCTAGATACCAATTAAGTAATGGTAATGCTTTTCTTATTGTATTTAATAATAAAGGACAAGCTGTACCTATTCATTTAAATACAGGAAAGTTTAAAGATGCTGAACAAAGTGTTAAAGATGAGGTTAATGAGCTTATTGATAGTCTTACTGAAAGTAATGTTAAAGAAGTAAGTAATAAAATAAGTAATCATGTATATACTAATATAACTTCTTATAATAAAGCTACTGGAAAAGTTACTATACAAACAAAAGTTTATGATAAAGATACAGATAGCTATAATAATGTAGGAAAATCTATTTCTTTAGAAGAATATAGAAATAAATTAGATAACTCTACACGACAAATAGATGTTACAAAAATTAATAAAGGTACTTACAATGAAGATATTTCAAATAATGGTGTAGTAACAACTGATGTAAATCCGATTACACACTTTCATTCTGGTGGTATTGAAGTATCTCCACTTATAGAAGAAGTTAGTTCTAAGCAATCTAGTACTGAAACTAAACCAAACAATCAATCAGGACTTGATAAAATTAATGAAGCTGAACAGGAAGAGTTATCTGAAAATTCTAATATAGTTTTAGGAAAAGCTGTATCCAATGCTTCTTCCGAAGGTACTTTTAAAAGTCAAACTGCTGAAAAAATTAGAGAAATTGCTGTAAAGTACTTATCTAGTATTTCTAAAAAAATAGAAGGTTATTTTAAAGGTGAAAAAATAGAAGGTATTAATTCTGCATCAGATCTAATTATGCTTTTTGGAGCAAATCCTATATTAAAATTTTTAGGTAATAATACAATAAACAGTATAAGAACTTTTTTAGAAAATAAAGAAAAGGGAATAGAAACAAGAACTATAGAAGAGGTTTTTCTTAACAAAAAAACTAATGAAGAAATAAAAGCCAAATACCAAGCAAAAAGAGATGCTTTAAATAATTCTACAAATACTGAATCTGAACTTGATAAAATAAAAACTTTACCTTTTAAAGAAAGAATACCTGCTCTTATTAAAATGGGCATAATATCTTCAACTACTACATATAATTTAGGTAAAAGGTTTCCTATTATTGTAAATATTGCGGGGGTAAAAGTAGCTTTTTACAGAAGTTCAGAAGGAACAGGCGGTAAAGAAAAAGGAAAGTGGACACCTATGTTTGGTTTTGGAGTTTCTAAAGGCAATTCTTGGTTAATAAAAGGAGATATAAACACTTTAAATAAAAATTATAATAGCGAAGCTATTAAAGAGTACGCAGATATTTTAAATAGTACTCTAAATTGGAATCACGAACTAGATAAAGGAACTGTAAAAAATCATCCCTTTTTCAATGTATTAGAATTGGCAAAAAATGAACAAGCTTTTAATAAAGAGTTATATAATGTAGAAGACTTAGACATTGTTAATTATAAAAGTGATGTAAGTGGATATATCAATAATAAACTACAAGAAATAAATGCTAAGTACCAAGCTCAAAGAGATGCTTTGAAGTCTAAACCTTCTACTGAAAATACATCAATTGAAACAGTTAATAAAGCTACTGGAAAAGTTACTATACAAACAAAAGTTTATGATAAAGATACAGATATTAGTTCTAAGCAATCTAGTACTGAAACTAAACCAAACAATCAATCAGAACTTGATAAGATAAATGCCGATGAAAAAGAAGCGTTAGATATTGATAACAAGCTTGTTTATGAAACAGGTAAGGATAGAGAAGGTAAAAATTATAAAGGAGGATGGATACAGCATCAAGAAGAAACGATAGCCAAATACCAAGCTAAAAGAGATGCTTTAAAATCTAAAGATACTACTACTGAAAATATATCTACAAACGAAAGTAGTGAATCTAAACCTTTAGTATCAAAAAAACCAGCCCCTGTTACTACAGCAGCTACTAAAGAAACATTGTCGCCTACTAGTTCTAAAGAAGATACATTAAAACAACTTGATGAGATTAAAAAGAATAAAGACAATATTCAATTAGAAAATAATGATCCCAATGCTGATTTTTATGTTAACAAAATTACAGGTCAAAAATACCGTCGTGTAACTAGTACTTTTAAAAATAAACCAAGTAAGGATGCTTTAACACCAGAAGGTGTACTTAAAACATCAGCTAAAATTGGTACAGCATTAGATAGAATTACTCGTGACTTTTTTGATGGTAAATTAGAATCACATGATGTTTATAAAACACATGAGTCATATGAAGAGTATAGTGATTTTATAAAAGAACTTATCAAACTGTCGGTAAATTTTAGTAACAAAGGAGAAACTGTTGTAACTGATGAGATACTTCTTTACAATGATGAATTAGGTATAGCAGGTACTGTAGATCTACTTACTGTAGATAATGATGGTAATGTACGTATATATGATCTTAAGGCTAAACGTAGTGGTTTAGCTAATGTAGATAAGACATACAAAAATGGTAAAGTAGTACCAAAGGGTACAGACGGTATTTTAACAGGTAGAGAAGAATGGCAACAACAATTGTCTATATATCGTATACTGTTAAATAATACACATGGTATACTAGCTGTTGATACAGTCATATTACCTATACAAATAACTAAATTTGATAAGAAGAAAACTAAGGAACAAAACAGTGTAACTAGAACGTCTAAGTTTATACATGAGCAACCTATTACAATGTTAGATAAGGTTGAAAATCTTAAGTTTGGTATAGGTACTATTAAATTAGCTTTAGATACTAACTCAGAAGGTGGTGAAGATACTGGTAAAGATGACGATTATTTAGATGATCTTTCTCCATCAGATGAATCATTTGTAGATCCTGCTTTTTCTAAAGAGTATTTAGAAGATAAAAAATGGAATAAGAAAAAAGAGTTAGATAAACTTTCTAAAATATTACCTAAAGATATAGCAGTTAAAGTAACAGATGATATAGAACAAATATTTGGTGTTGATGCATGGGGTGTTTATTTTAATGCAATGATTTATTTACATTCTGATAATAAACAAGGAGTTGCTTATCACGAAGCTTTTCACGCTATATATAGAAGTGTGCTTTCTCCAACACAAAGAGAAGCTTTAATGGAAGAAGCTAAAGTTAAATATGCTGCACCATTATATAGTGAATTAAATGATTATAAAGAATGGTATGGTGATAATGCATTATCTGTATGGTATGAAGAACAAATGGCTGATGGTTATGCTGAGTACTCTGTTAACCAAGATGCTGAAGCATTAGGTATTAAAGGTAAGATTAAAGAATTTTTTGAAAAAATTGCAATGTGGTTTGGTCTTATAAAAGATGGTCATAAATCTAAGATTAATGATTTATTTTATAAAATAGAAACTGGTGGATTTAAGCATCACCAATTATATAGAAAAACATCATTTACTAAACCAGCGTTTGCTTTAAAAAATATGACAGCTACTGATAAAGCAGAAGCCATTGAACATTTTAAATTTATATTTACTGATATATTAACTTCAATACGTGAAAAACAAGGATACAAAGATAATGTATCTGATGTAGATGTTATAAATAAAGAAGGTGGTATACATCCATTTATGCAACATGTCTTTACTAAGATGATGCGTAATAGAGTTAGTGCAGCAGAAACTGCTCCTCGTATAGCTGAGGATTATAAAAACATAGCACGTAATTGGGTGTCAGGTAAACCAATTAAAGTAAAACCTAGAGTTAAGCTAGAAACTATTAGTGGTGAGTTTGTATTTGATTATACACCTGGTCAACTTTACTATGATGCATTAAAGTCTTTAAAAGATTTTGGTATTGTTATAAAAGCTGAGAAAGTAGAAGAAGCTATAGCAGCTAAAAGTAAAGACTTTGAAAAAGTAGTTTCTAGAGTAGAAGATGAAGAAATAACAAATTATCAATCTTGGGAAATTAGTGCTAATCAAGTTTCTTCTAAGGAAAGATTATCTCCTAAAATTAAAAGAAAATTTGCTAACATACCTAAAACAAATTTTGAAGGTGTTCCAAAAACAGATAAATTTGGTTACCCTGTATTTGAAGATTTTAATGTTGTATATAGATATTTAGAACAAAATATATCTGATATATACAATCCTATAACAATGATGAATAAATTATATTCATTACGTAATAGTAAACCTTATATTAATACTATAATTAATTTAATTGAAGGAGATCAACAATTAAAATCTGAAGTGTATACTTCTATTGTGGCTAAACAATTTAATCATTATTTATACATAAGACAAGACAAAAATGGAACTAAATTATTTGGTTCTAATAGATTAGGTATTCGTAATGTTATTATAAATGACCTTAAAAATGCATTTGAATATAGTAAATTAACAAAAGAAGGAAAAGTAGATAAAGTTGTAGCTAAACAATTTCAAGATAAATTTAATTTATTAGCTACTGAATTTAATAAAAGAGAAAATTATGATAAAATAAAAGATGAAAATGGTACTTCTACTTTTGTATTCAATGAAAAACTTGTTACAAAAATGTATGATTTATTAAACGAATATTCTATAGATGTTAAATTAGATCAATTAAAAGGTTTATCTAAGCTTGGTACAGTTAAGTTTAAAGATTTCTTAGGTTTAACACAAAACACTAAAGGTGTTAAATCGTTAATTGCTTTGTTAGTAGCTGGTAAAAATCCTTTATCAACTGTTGATTTAGAATCAACAGAAGGCTCTACTTTAGAAAGTATAGCTAAATCGTTAGTACCTGTAAGTCAAAACTTATTTGAATCATCATTTATAAATGTAGGTGGTAAGTCTACTTATGCACATAATCCTTCTAACTTTTTACATAAAAAAATATATGAATTTCTTGATCCTAAAATACGTCAATCTTATTTAGATACTGCTTTTTATAAAAAATCTTTTTTACTTAAAGAATTAGGTAATGACATAGAGGTTGCTGAAAATTTTATGGCTGGTATATTAGATGGTTATAGAGCACTAGGTAAAAATAAAGGTGTTGCTTATGATGAAATGAATAAAGAGCAATTAGAAACAACTGTTATAAATGCTTATCATAATAATGGTAATAGAAAATTTGCTTATTACAGATTTCCTGTATTATCTGATTCTCCACAATTACCATTAATTAAATTTAAAAAATACAGCTCAGATGAAGTAATAGACAATATGTATACTACTGTACTTCAGGAAGTAGCTAGTATGGCTGCTATTAAAAATAGTAAAACTGTTTCTAATATTAAGAATGTAAAGGAAAGAATGAACAAGTTTTATTTAGTACCTTTTATGGATGATTATAAAGGTAAAATTACAGATGTAGCAGAAACTAAAGCTTTTATTAAAGCAGAAATGAAAAAAGGCTTTGAATTAGAATTAAAAAGATTAGTTAAATTAGGTATTGTTGAAACAAGTTCAATAACTAAACTTAGTGGTGATAAAAAAATTATATATAAAAATACAGAAAAAGAGTTATTACCAACTACTGCTGCTAAACAAGGAGATTTAAAACCTTTATTAGCGGAATACTATTACAATAGTAAAATGATGAATACACAGATGATATCTTTATTTTCTGGTGATTTAAAGTTTTATAAAAATAGTGCAGACTGGCAAAAACGTAATAAACAAGTATGGTCACCTAAACAATATTTAGATACATCAGTTACTAATAAAACTTATGCAACTATATATTTAAAAGATAAATTTAAACCATCAGAAAAAGAATTTACTGATTTTGTAAGTAAAACATTAACGGATAAAGGTTTTCCTAAAGCTTATATAAATTCTGTAGTTGCTTTATATAACGGTAATAAATCTAATAATGAAACAGATGCTCAAGCATATATTACGTTAGAAAGATATAAAGAAATATGGGAAGGTCTTGGTAGATGGACAAATAAACATGAGCAAGCATATAATAAAGCTAAAGTAGGTAAACCATTAAATCAAAATGAGCATGGATTATTTAGTATTATTAAACCTTTTCAATTTACACATACTACTGTTGATGGTATAATAGTACCTGTACAAAATAAAAACTCTGAGTTTGTTTTATTACCTGAGTTTATTAATATGGATAAAACAGGTAAACTTAAAGAGATACATGATACATTACAAAATATTCAACGTGAAAAAGGTATAACAGCATCTGCACAATTTGAATCTGCTGTTAAAGTTGGTTTATATGGTCAATCAGATAATGCAGGAGATGCTACTGTTCATGAATTAAGTAATTCAGATTTTGGGCTTCAAGTTGAAACACCATCTCATTATTTAGATTTTGATGTAAGGTTTGGTACACAGATACGTAAACTTATGTTAGCTGATACAAATCCAAATGAAATATTTAATGTTAAAAATATACCAGAAATTAGTGAAATTTTTGGTAAAGAAGAAGTTAGTTTTGCTGAATTAGCTAATAAGTATCAAGAAATAATAGGTGTTAATTTAAAAGAGGGTGCTAATGAAGCACAACTTATAACTAAAGATAATACTAGAATATCAGATTACCTTACAGAAGCTGCTGAAGATAGAGATTTAGGTCAAAACTTAGTAGATGCTATACAATTAAATTCTGATGGTAATTTTACACTTGATTTATCTCATCCTTTACATTCTAAACGTAATGAGCAATTACTTAATGCTTTATATAAAAATAAAGTAACTAAGCAAAAAATATCAGGTGGTCAGTTTATTAATGTATCTTCATTAGGTTTTTCAGATGATTTAAAAATTATTACTAAAGGTGATGATTTTTTACATATGGAAGCTTATATGCCTTGGTGGTCAAAAGAAAAGTTTGAAGGTATATTAGATGATGATGGGTATGTAGATGTAAATAAGATAACAGATAAGCGTGTATTAGACGTTTTAATACATCGTATCCCAACAGAGGATAAATATTCTATATTTAAACTTAAGATTAAAGGATTCACTCCTCCTGGTTCTGGTGGAGCTGTTATATTACCTCGTGAAGCTACTACCATAGCAGGTCTAGATTTTGATGTAGATAAGATGTTTGGTATGATGTTTGCTTTAAAAAATGTAGATGGTCAACCAACAGTAGTTAATCCCTCTATTGATACAGAGGGAGGTAGAGATAATATGTTACTTTCTATTATGTTAGGCATATTAAGTCATTCTGCAACATCTTCTAGTACATTCCAACCTGGTGGATTTGATAACTTAAAAAACACATCACTTAATGTTAGAATGTATAGAGTTGGTTTAGAACCAACTAATTATATAGGTGAAACATTAAAAGATACAATTGAAATTAAAGAAGAAGCATTAAATTCTATTGATATGGATTTAACAGAACCTTCTGTACAAACAGAATTGTTTACTAGAAACATGACTGGTAAAAATCTTATTGGTATATTTGCAAATCATAACGTTAACCATGCAATGGCACAGTTTACTGATTTAAGTGTAGTAGAAGGATTAGCTCCTATATTTGATGGTAAAAAAGCAACAGCTTTGAATAGTATTATTGCACAAAATGGTTATAATAATACATCTAGAGCAGGAGCATCTAAACTTGCGGCTGTTGTAGATAATGCAAAAGATCCTATTGCTGATTTTCTTAACATTAATACATTTACTGCTGATACAGTAGCTTTATTAGGTAGATTAGGTCATGATCCAGAAACATATTTACTATGGACAACTCAACCAGTACTTGTTGAATTAACAGAAGAGATATTTTCTACTGGTGCTGCTTTTGGTGAAGAAGATAATGTACTTAATAGACGTATAGCTAAAAAGATAAATCAAATAAAAAGTATTCTTAATCAAGATTTTAAACCTTCTTTACAACCTTATACTAAAGAAAGTTTAATTAAAATGCATAAAACTAATTTTTTATACCAAAAAGATAAAGATGTATTATCTCAAAAACAGTTAATTGAAAAATACTCTACTTTCTTTTTAGAACAATTAGATGTATTGTACTCATTTAAAAATAACAAATCAGTTGCAGACGATTTAGCTAAATTAGTTAGAGGCACTAGACCAGATGCGGTTGGTGCTGGACCAACAATGTCTCAAAATGAAACAGCTATTCGTAATAAAGAATCATTAGATAGTATTAATAAACTTGTAAATCATGAAGATTTTTATACTGGTGATAATTTATCATTAATAAATGACTTTTATAAATATGGTATTCAACAAGCTAATGATGACTTATCTAGATTATTTCCTTGGAACAATGCTCAGTTTATGCATATTAAAGATAGAATAGAAGGTAATAAAATTAAAGGTAATTTATCAGTAGATGAAATAGAATTTGTTAATTACAGTATTTATTCGTATATTGCAAGTTCTAAAGAATATTTAACAGAATCAAATAAAAATATAGATTTATTGACTAAATTTCATACTAGATTATCAGATTTTAAAAACAATAATCCTAATAATAGATATGTTGAAACATTTTTAAATAGATTTCAAATAGTACCTTATAATAAAGATAAAGGATTTAAGCAAATTAGATTTTATAACACTGGTATGAGTGCTATTGAAAAACAAAATCTTACTTCTATATGGGAACAAATGTTTAATGATAAAAATCCTGAGATTAAAAAAATAGCTCATGATTTAGCTAAATATTCTTTTATGAGTTCTGCTTTTACATTTACACCATACGGTTTTAATAATATGCTACCTGTTTCTTATTATACTTCTCTCATGGATGAAAACGGTGAAATGTTTAACGATTGGTTTAGAGATAAAGTTAATAATACAGAATTAGCTACAATGGACCCAGAGTTTTATGAAAACTTTTATACCCAGTTTATACAAAATAACTTTACACAACAGAATTTTGTTAAAACTATTAATATATATAAGACTAATAAAAATGTAGATTCTCTTATTTTTGGTAAAGGTGTTGGTGTTGTTACAATAGGTAAGAAAAACAAAAAAACTTGGGTAAATAACGATGGTAATATGCCTAAATTTATTAGACATAAAGGAGAAGTTAAAGATATATTATTTACTTTAACATCTAGTAATGATAAAGGTGAATATATATATAGTCAAGCTAAGACTTTAGGTATGACTGGTTTACTTTTAGAATATTCTCCAGAACGTTATAGTCTACAATCACTTAATAGTGATAATAAAATAGGTGTAGATTACAATGAACAATCTTGGTATGAAGCTAACTTAGCTGATGAGGTTTCAGTAGCTGATGTAGTTCAAGATGAAACAACAATTATAAATGACAAATCTAATTTATTAAATAAAAATATTTCTTATTATACTGGTGATATAAAACCAGATAAAAATACTGTATTTGTATTTGGTAGTAATCCAGAAGGAAGACATGGTAAAGGAGCAGCTAAAATAGCTAAAGATAGTTTTGGTGCAAAATATGGACAAGGAGAAGGGTTACAAGGAAACGCTTATGCTTTACCTACTAAAGATTTAAGAATTAAAAAAAATAAAGGATTTAAATCTATATCTCCAGAGCAAATAGTAGAAAACATACAAAAAATGTATGATTCAGCTATTAACAATCCTGGAAAAACATTTAAAGTAGCGTATAGAAACACTACTCAATTAAGTTTAAATGGTTATACTGGATTAGAAATGATAGATTTATTCAATGAAGCTGGAAATATTCCGTCTAATGTAATGTTTAGTGAAGAATGGATAAACACAGGTAAATTAACTAAAGAAAATAAACCAAATGAACAATTAGATTTATTTGATGATAACATAACAAAAGAAGATAAAGCTAAGTCTTTATTATCTGGGTTAACTGATACTAGTAACGAAGAAGCTAAAAAGAAAAAAGATGAGTGTTAAATGTCCAAATAAGAATACTACTGAATGGAGAATGTTAAAAGAAAACTTAGGTGAGCTAAATGCTTACAAAGTTTTTGTTTCTAATAATAACGAAGTTCCTGATTTAGGTACAATAAAACAAATTGTTGATAGTTATGAGAATATATTAAATTATAATCTTAAAATTGCTAAAAGTTTAGTAAAATTAACAAATGTGCGTAAAACAATACGTACAAATACTAAAGACAAACCTTATATTGAAAAAAATATAACTAAAACATTAATGCAAAATGGTGTGCCAGCAGATCAAATTAAATTAATGTTTGAATATATTAAAGAAAATAATATTACTGAAATTTCTACTGAAGAATTAGCTATAGAGTTAATGTCTAAATTTGGATTTGTTATTGAAACTAATGTAACTAAAAAAAATATTATTGGTTCACAAAATGAGTATTTTGATGAAAATGGTAATCAGATTACAGAAAAAGAAGCAAAAATATTTAAAACTGCTAATACTAATTATTATTCTAATCTTACAGTTCCAGGAGGTACTAACTATACAGAAAATGAAATATCTACACCTGATATTACACCTAATATTAAAGGTCATGCAAAGTTTAGTACAGATAATGGTATAGGGTGGTTTAGAAGTGATGAACAAGCTAATGGGTTAACTGAAATGCCTTCAGATTTAATTAAAGAACTACAAGCTACAGGAGAATATAATGAAGCTACTGCTCAATATGCAACTAAAATACGTAGAATATTAGAACTACAATCTGATTTGTTTCAGAAACTTAGAGATAAGGTAAATGAAAACAATTTTCTACAACTACTAAACAAAAACAACAATTGGGTTAAATTCTTTATACAATCTATAGTACAAGATAGTATTAAAAAAGGTTATGAAAAAGTATTATTCCCTACAGGTGAAACTGCTGCTAAAATAGAAGGACATGAAACTATTGCTGATGAAATTATTAAATTAGATAAAAGAATATCAATAGTTAATAGTGCTTTAAATAAAATTAAAAATTCTACTATAGTAGAAAATACAAAATATGAAGATATTGGTACAGATGCATTTGATAGTTTTAATATAGGAGAAGGAAAATTTAAGTATAATAACACTACTCCCACACTTTCAAATATAACAGGTACTAAAGAACAACTAGAAAATAGATTAAAAAAAGAAAAATCCGAACAGGAAAAAGAAATTATTAGATTAAAAGCTAAAAAACAAGAATTAAAAACTCAAGGTTTAGAAAAACTTAAACCTGTTGAGGCTTTTTATACAAACACAGTAACTAATATTCTTAAAAAATTATATGATGTTAAGGTTATTACAGATGAACATGGTAATACTTGGAATGAAATAGATTTAACTAAAGTTAATAATAAAAATGAAATTCTATTTTCTCTTAATGATGGTAAAAAAGCTAAAGGGAAAAGTAAAAAAGTTGAAACACTAATAGAAAAACTTACTCCTTTTTTTGTTAAACATGGTATTAGTTTAAATGCTATTGATAATTTACAGAAAAAGTATGGTGTAGATGCTGTAGCAGCAGCTAACATGGTAACTAACACAATTGATTATTTAAATAATCAAAAAGGATTAGAAGCTATACCTGAGGAAATTGGTCACTTTGCTGTAGAAATATTAGGAGTAGAACATCCATATGTTAAAAGAGCATTAGAGTTAGTTAAAGACCATCCTCGTTATCAAGAAGTTTATGATGAGTATTTTGCTATATACGATAATGAATTAGATGTAAAAAAAGAAGTATTAGGTAAATTATTAGGTGAAAGTTTATTAGATAAAACTAATGACAAAAGTAATTTAAGTACAATGCTTAAAGCTATTTGGAATGCAATGAAAAAATTTGCAAATAAACTTGTTGGTAATAATTATCAATCAGAATTAGATTCTATTATAGATAGTATGTCAGACATGATATTTGATAATAGTATGGATGTTAATAATAATAAAACTGGTGTATTTTATAATAAAGCATCTAATTTAGGTAAAGATGTTAAGATATTAGAAAAAGCTTTGAGTGCATTATATAGTAGATTATCTAGACTTGAAAACCTTAAAGGTATAAGTTCTGAAGCTAGGGGTAAAAGTATTAAGAAAACAACATTTATTATTAAAAAAGCTATTGAAGATAATTCTATTGAATTAGGTTTAAAGTCTTTTATTACTGAGTTTAGTAAAGAAATAGGCGTATTATATAATGAAAAAAATACAGGTGCTCTTCAAAATAAACAAGTTGTTATGGATGGTACACGTACAACAAATGCTATTAACTTTATTAACAATTATGACAATTTAATTAGAAAAATGCTTGGTGTATTTGAATCACCATCATTTAATGAAAAATATATTAATGAATATAATACATTAAAAGAACTTAGTGCAACATTTGAAAAAATTAAAAGAATTATAAATGATATTGTAGAAGATAATGCAGAAGATATAATTAGAAATCAATCTAAGTCTGGTGATGTAGATGGTTTATTGGCACATATTCAACAAGATGTTAGTGGTTGGAGAGCATTTGTAGGCTCACCAAGACATGCTGGTAATGAATTAATACGAATAGCTACAGATATTATAGACACAGCAAGAATACGTGTTAAAATGCATTCTAATCAATATGCTAGTCAATTAATGGAAGCACGTAAAAAGTTTAAAGAAGCTGGTCTTAAAGAGTTAGATCTTTTTGAAATGCATGATGGTAAATTAACTGGTAATATTATATCAAAACATAACAAACATTTAGTTAACGAAAAAGTAAATGAAGTTAAAGAAGATTTAATGTTAGAATTTGGTATAGAAGATTATAATGATATTACTTATGAAACATTAGATAGAGAACAAAAAAAGATTTTTAAAAGAAAATGGAAACAATTTTTTGATGAGCATACACTTCCTAATGATGATTCAACACCTACTGATAATTATTTAAATGATACATTTGCTAAGTTTGAAAAAAATGAAGCATTTTTAAATTATTATAATTTAATTATAGAACAAAGAAAAAGAGATTTTAAAAAAATTCCTAAAAGATACGACACACGTAATAATTTATATAAAGTTCCACAAATACGTAAAAACCTTATAGATGTTTATAAACGTAAAGGTGAAGGAGCAAAAGGTTTGTTTACAGATATCTTTAAAAAAGTAGAAGATGATACAGAATTTGGACAAGTTATAACAGATTCAGATGGTAATGAGATTAGACTTATTCCAGTACATTATTTTAATCCTGTAGAAACTAATGATTTATCTACAGATATAGCTTCTATGTCTATAGCGTTTACTGAAATGGCAGAAAATTATCGTCAAATGAGTTTAGCTTCTGGTGATGTTAATATGCTTCGTGAAACTGTTAAAACACAACAATTTCAAACAAGAGGTGGTAGACGTTCTCGTGAAGGTGCTTCTTCTAATACACTTAAAACTATAGATAATGTATTAGATGGTATTGTTTATGGTATTAGTAGTGAAAAAATAATTATAAATGGTTATGATGTAACAAAAGCTATATCTAGTTTTAATTCTTATATACGTAAAACAAACTTAGGACTTAGTCCGTTTACAGCTTTATCTGGTTATGGTAAATCATCTATTGATTCTAAAACAGAAGATATAGAAGGTGTTTATAGTACACAAAAATCTAAATTGTTTGCAGAAGCTGAATATCTTAAAAATGCACCACAAGCATTGTTGCAAGTTAATAAAGGTTATCAAACAAATAAAATGCAATTAGCATTTGAAACATTAGATTTGTTTGGTAATGCTATTCGTAGATATAGAAATCTTAATGCTAATAGATTTGAACGTTTTGTATTAAGTGATGATTTTTGGTATTCTCCTTATATGATAGTTGACCATAGAGTAAAAGGTAAATTAGCTATATCTGTAATGGATAATTTTAGATATGTTGATGGTAAATGGATGTTTAAATATGAATTTAAACAAGCAGGTTTACAAGGTGATTGGTCTACTTATCCTACTTATTATAATAGTATGAATGTTAACAAAAATACTATTGTACATGATAGTATTGTAACTGAAGAAACTAAAATAAAAATGTATAAAACTATATCACATTTATCAGATAAAATAGATGGTAAAATTGGTGATATGGATAGAAGTGCTGCTCATAGAAATGGATTAGCTCAAATTATATTAACCCACCGTGGTTGGTTAGTTTCAGGTATTGATGCTCGTGGTAAATCTAAAGGTATTAATTATTCTACAGGTATAGAAGAAGAAGGTTATTATCGTACTGTTGCTAAATTAGTTCAACGAATGAGTACACACATGTACGATAAAATTAAAAAACAAGAAGTTAATTTAGATAAAATGACTTCTTTAGAAAAAAGAGCATTAGCACGTACTGTTGCTGATCTTGGTTTTTTAACTTTATTATGGGGATTATCTTCATTATTATATGCTCATTGGGCAGATGATGATGATTACACTAAAGATTTTATAGTATATATATTACACCGTGTTCAATTAGAGCAAATTGCTTTTCTTAACCCTACTGAAGCACTTAATCTTATTAAGAGTCCTGTAGCAGCAACTAATCAAATGAATTACTTTAGTACTGTTATAGGAAGTTTAATGCCTTGGTCAGAATCTAAAGAAGTTAGTAGAGGTGTTTATAAAGGATATAGTACTAGAGAAAGAGCGTTAATAAAACTTATACCTGGTCTTAGACAAGTTTGGGCAGTACAAGACCCAGAAGCTAAAACCAATTATTTGAGAGCATCTTTTTTCAATTAATAATAGTAACCTGAAATTTTTTAGGGAAGCCCGTGTGGAGACTTCCCTAAAAAATTAATATACGTGGTTGTTAAATTGGTAATATATAATCTCTTTGATTATTTAAAATTTTGCATAAACCTATTGCTACTCCCAATGGGTTTTTTACATTTCTTTCTATTTTAAAAGTTGAGCGTATAGAGCCGTTCTTCTCTATACCAACAAAGTAAGTATCATCTTGCTTTGTATACCCAAACTTTTGATTCACTCTTTCTGACATACTTTTTATTTTTACATAAACATACCTTTTCTCCAATCTATAGTAGCCATGATTTCAGGTATTTCTTTTTCTAATTCTTCTCCAATTCTAGTAGCTATATCTTGCACTTCTTTTTGTGCATGAGCATCACATCTTACATTTAAAAAACCTAAAAGATCTCTAAGTGTAGCTGTTATATGAATTGTAGTTTTTGTACATAAAGGTAATATATCTCTAGCACATTCTTTTGCTACACCATTTCTTATTAATTCGTTATATAATTCTTCAGTGTCTTTTAATAATTGTGTAATAGCTCTTTTTGCAGATGGTGGTATACTGTTTGTTATTTGACCATCATTTTTTTGATATAATAATGGATTAAATGTATCAGTACTACTTTGTCTATTTGTAGGATGCTCTTGTCTGATATCTATTTTTTCAAAACCTAATGGTTCTGAATAACGTAATGACCATTCTTGTCCATTTAAACTACGATGTCTAAATATTTGAGCAGATATACTACGTCTAGTTTCTATTTTAAAACCAAACGAAACATGTTGCAAAGGACTCCAATGGCGATTATCCATTAAATATTTTACAAGCTTTCCATTATCTTCTTTAATTGTTCCGTGTCTTGCTATTGCTGCAATAATTTGATTATTGTTTAATTCACTATAATCATTTACACCAATAGTTTTACTTATTAAATTTACTTTCATTTAACGAAGTATTGGATCATTTTGTATTATATATCTATCCATTATTGCATCAATTCTATTATTTTTTATTTTTTTATTTTGTGTATAATTTAATAAAATAGAATGTTTTTCATTATCTAAATTTTTAATTTTATCAGAATTAAGAAGTTTTGAAACTTCATCTTTAGTAAATTTTAATAAAGGTTTATTATTTATTGTAGTAATTTCATAAATGTGTATATCTAAATAATTAGATACTGTATTTCTCCAATTATAAAATGATCTAAAAAAACTATTAGATAAAGATATATTTAATTCTTTACATTTTAATTTAATATTTTTAACACTTTTATCACAATTAGGTAGTTCGTTTATTAAATCAATTAATAAAGTATTATTACTTTTTAATAATACTTTTAAAAGAGCATTACCTAAAACAAAATGATTTAGTTCTATATTTTCAATTAAGAATTCTTTTTCTACTTTGTCCATAATTATCTATTATCACCATCTCCCATTATGGTATTATTTCTTCTACGTCTTTTTAACTTATCAATATTCATTTGTGCTACGGTATCTAAAGTATATCCTAATTCTTTAACAGTTGATGCTAAATACCAGAGTACATCTCCAGCTTCTTTAGACATTTCTAATTTTAATTCGTTTGTTAATTCTTTATCTCCACGTAGTACTTTTTTATATTTATTAGCTAACTCACCAGCTTCTCCAACTAACCCTAATATACAATATGATAATGGGTCTTTATTATCGTAAACTGCTGTTTTTGTTGCTTCTTTTTGATATTCATCTATATTCATAATTATATATTTTACCAGTAAAGAAATATTAAATCATCTTTACTGCGTTTTTCTTCTCTTTTTTTTTTAATAGCTAAATCTTTTTGTTTAGCTTCAACTTTTTCTTTGTTGTATGGTTTTTTCATTATTTTTCACTTTATTTATTTTTTTTCTACCCCATCCATACGTAACCCATGTTTTAGTATTTTCAAAATACTCTTTCCATGTATCTGACCATTTACCAAATATTACCATTGTCCATGTATTTGGGGCAGCTTCTAATATTCTATGACAATAATTTCTTGGTAAAAATCTAGGAATAAACCTTTTTTTAATCGTTTTTTTAGTTATAATATTATTATCAAAAACTTCTTCTACATAACTACCATTTAATGTAATAGCTATACTATTAAAAGCATGTGTATGAAATCTATTTTGGTCAATAGTCTTCCAATTATAAAACCAAATACCACCTAATTTTTTCCATTCAAAAAAAGTATATTGTATAATATGACCTTTTCCTAACTCTATTCTTTTTTTTTGTAAAAATTTCATTTTATATGTATTAAAAAGGGGGTTCTGTAAAACCCCCTTTTTATTTGAATTACACTTTTTAAATCTCACAAGCCCCACCTGCACATGCTATAGATCCCATTGTATCTATATCTGTATATGTAGGTGAAACAGCTACCTCTTTCCAATTTATCTCTTTCATTTCTCTGTTTATTTCTGACCAACGTTTATAGTTATGTACATCTTTTAAACAATAGGTCATTTTTTTTAAATCATCATTAAAGTAATTAGTAGCAAATTTTTTTGCTCTTCTAATCCAATCTTTTTTGAGAGCGTTTTGAGCGTTCTCTTCTGATATATCTAAACCAAAACCTAATACGGTATCACATGCTTGCCATAAATTAGCAAATACATGTAAACCATCAACTATTAAACCTGATGCAAATAATGATGCATCTCCGTACATTTTAGCTATCTCCTTTGGTGTATAAACAGCTACAAATGGTGCTTGGTTATAATCTCTATCACCTGTTGCAGATAATAAACTTATTCCAGCAAACCATTTTCTATTATTATATATATATTCTTCTACCTCATCCCAATTATCAACATTAATTGTATTAGATACATTATGTCTGATATATGGTTTTACACAAAGTTCTTGATTAGTACCATATTCAACCCAATTTTGTTGGGTAAGTTTAACTAGTTCTAATTGTTTAACTCCTAATGTTCCTTCTTTAAATAAAGAACCTTCTGGTGCTTCTGTAGGGAAACTAAATACCCAATCGGTATTATTAGCTGACCAAACAGAATTTTCTACACATTTAGGATTTGTTTTGGTAAAGAATTTTCCTTCGTCTTCTTCTTTGTTAACTTGCACATTTCTAAAATATCTTTTATAATGATGTGCATGTATTCCTGATGCTGTATTAAGTATAACAGAAGAATTACCTTCTGGTTTAACACATGTAGTACGAGCTGCTTGATTAATACCAATAAGCTCTGATACTTCTTTATTAATCTTTTTGATTAACTCAGCACCTTTTTTTTGTAATTTAGGATTAAATAATAAGTCTGGATTTTGCATCCAACCTGTTATTGAACATCCTAATAATGCTTCTCTATCAAATATTTGTTTACTTTCCTTACCAACATATTTAAAGTCAGTATAAGAAGCTTGAAAAGTACCCATAATGGCAGAAGCTTTACAAGCTAAAAGAAAATCTTCTTCTGTCTTGATTTTCCCACCATTTGTAGTTGTAAGGTTACAACCTTGCCAACCTGATACACCATCCTCTGTTTGAGGATACATACCAATTTCTACACAAGGGTTGTATAGAATATCTTCATCTTCTGACCATACAAAACCAGGTTCTCCCCAATTTTTAACAGACTCCATGATATTTGCAAATTCTTCTCTACTTGTTTTATTTTTAATTAATAAAACAGAATTATTACTTCTTGCTCTTTGTGGATTTTTAATATACCAATCTCCAGTTTTTGCATTAAGCATGTCCTCATCATCTTTAGAGAACAAACATATAGTAGCAGAACGTCTAACACCTCCACTAAGGACAGCATCTGACAAATGCATAACAACATCATAAGCTACAATTGATCTAAACTTACCATCAAATAAATCAGAATTAATTTCTTTATCTAATAATTCTTGTATTTTAATTAATGATGTTCTTAAACCGTCTGGGCCTGGTGCTTTAAAACCACCAGAAATCATAGAGCCTTTTGCTCTAATTTTACTAAAATCAAAATCTATTCTATATCCTTTGTATTCTTCAAACTCAGATTTATCTAAGTAAGAAGCCAATAGTATTCCGATACTATCTGACCAGCCTTCAATACTATCTGGAATAACAAACGTTTTAACGCCATTATTTCTATTTTTTATTAATTTAGGTAATTTATTTATGTGTTTATTTTGTACACTAAATCCTACACCACATCCTGATAAAAGCCAATACATACATTCTTGAAAGAATTTTGGTCTATCACAATAACTAGTAAGACAATTGTACATTTTTGAATTGTGTTTTAAAATAGGAGCACCTCCAAACTGTAAAGATCTTTGTGAGCCTAATATTAATTTTTCTTTATATGCTTTTTTTGCTACATTAAAGTATTCATAAAATATTTTTTTATCTGTTACTTGATTTATTAATTTATCGTAATGCATTTGCATTACTCTATTTACAGATTCTTCCCAAGTTTCTTTACGACCTAGTTCATCTATATATTTTGAATATGAGGATTGAAATTTATATTTAGCTAATATTTCTGACATTTGATTTATTTAAAGATTAATATCACTTAACTTAAATATATCTTTGCTACCAGGTATTGAGCTAATCTCTTGTTCTCTAGAAATAACAACATCAAGTTGTTTTTCCCATTGTTCATAAAGTTTTTCGTCCTTATACAAAACTCTTTTTACATGTATAATTGATTCATCGGTTACACCACTGTCTTTATGAAAATTTAATATATGTCTTTTGTATTCATCATCCATTTGAGAAAATTTACCACTTATAAAAAGATGATAATTTTTTTTATACCCTTCTGGAAGATTGTAAACATACATTTTATAATCATCTACAACATCGTAAACACTATCATATAAATGTAATTTTATTAACCATTCATGTAATTTGTCAGACCATTCTTTGTCCATTCTAAATAATAAATGAACTTTGTTTTTAATATCTGGTCTGTCAATATCTTTAAAAAAGACACCTGAACAGTTTTTAAATCTTGAGACTTTGTCTCCTAATAACGGTAAAAGATAAGTAAAGCATTTATTGTTCCTCAACTCTAAAGTTTCATTACTTTTCTTAACCATAATTTATTCTATTTCTTGAAATACTATTCCTTCAGGTATGTATTTAATTTCTCTCATTGTATCATCCCAATTTTTTAAAATATAAACCATTGTGAATGTTTCAAAGTATCTATTTACACCTTCATGTATTCCATATTTATCTATATATTTATCTAGTATTATTTCATAATACTTTTCATTTTTAATTTCATTAAACCATTTTAAGACTGTTTTTTCACCAACACCTTCTATTCCTTTTATACCATCGGTGGAATCACCCATCCCCAGTTGTAAGAATAAAAATTCATTAGCTTCTTTTTCTGTCGTTGTGATAAATTCTCTACTTCTATAATTAAAATGTCTACCAGTTGTCTGTTTTAACACATCTTTATCTGGTGAACATACTATAGTATTTTCTTTTGTTTCATACTTAAGAATAGAAACTAAATCATCAGCTTCTAAATCTTTACATACATAACAATTAAAATTTTGTTTCATCCACTCTTTCATCCCATAAAATACGGGAGGTAGAGTTTTATTACTTCTAGAGAACTTATAGTCTGGGCTTGATTTTTTGTCTTTATATCTAAAACATTTACCTTCAGTAAGAAATAAACAATAAGATGTAGCTTTAGTAAAACTAAATATTTCATTTATTCTATTTGATATTTCATTACAGCATTCTTCAAACGTTTGGTCTGGATTTGCTAGTTTAGGTAATGAGAGATATAAAATACTATCAGCATCTATAAGTGCTATCATATGTTTTTATAAAAAGATAGCAAACATAGTAAAAATATATTTACTATCCAAATTTAATTTATAATTGTTTTTGTTATTTTAATAAATTATAATACGTTTCTTTTGACATGTAAACGTATTCTCCTTTTGGCATAAATTTTATACCACTCTTTTCTACATGTTTATGTAAAATAACTAAAGGTTTACTTTCTCTACCTCGATCTAATAATTCTCGAATCTGTTTAGAAGTAAATCCTTTACTTACTTTACATTGTATGTCATGGGGCATGTTACCATCTGTGTCGATGACATCAATCCCAAGATTATCTAAATTGCGTGACTCACTACGAGTTGTAACTGCTGTAAGAAAACCATGTTCCTTAAATTCATTTACTATTTGTCTTTCATAGTTATGCCCTGCTGTTCTATTTCTATTTGCCATCTAACAATTCTTTTATTGTTTTAGGTTTGTAATCTAAAGCTTCAGCATCTACATTATGATATAATAAACCATCTTTAGATTTTATTGTTTTTTTACAATCCCAATAATCAACATTTACTTCACTATACTGTACAGGTTGTGTATGAACATGTGCATGTATATTACCTTTAGTAAAAGTTAATTCTTGTGGATGTAAAGGTGCATGAGTTATCCAGAATCCTTTATAATGTAACATACCTGCAACAGTTTCTACATAATTTAAAAGTTCTGGTATATGTTTACCCATATCATGATTACCAAGTATTACTTTTTTTCTACCATTTAATCTATCTAATAAATAATAATGTTCTGATGTTTCCATAGTTATATCACCTAGTATATATACTAAATCTTTTTTATTAACAACAGAATTATATTGTTTAATTAAATATTCATGGTATTCATTTATATCGTCAAATCCTCTAAGGTCTTTAACTAAACTAGAATGTCCTAAGTGTAAACATCCTATAAATTTTACGTTTGACATATTACCATATTATAGTTTCTCCGTTTGTTTTTTTTAAAATTTCATTTACTTTTTTAAAATGTCCACAATTTAAAAATCCTTTATGAAAATCTAAATCAGATGGATAAGATGCTTCTAATACATGACAAGTATGATGAATATGTTTTTTATATTTTTTAACTCTTTCACCCCATAATAAAAATATTAAACCTGGTTTATATGCAGATAAACTTATTATTATTTGTTCTGTAAATGATTCCCAATCTTTAACATAATAATCTGGGTGATTTTGTTTAGATGTAAGAGATGTGTTTAACATTAATACACCTTGTTCAGCCCAACTTTCTAAAGAAACATCTTTAGTGTTACTTTCATTTATTATATTTCTTAATGTATTAGGTATTTTTCCTACATTTTTAGGTACACCAAAAGATAAACCTGTTGCATAAGGGTAATACTGTTCTCCTATTTTATGATGAACATCAGCATATGGACTTTGTCCAAGTATCACTACTTTAACATCAGCCCAAGGTGTTAATCTAAAAGGTTTTAATACATTTTTAGCTTCTGGAAAAACATTAAATTGTTTTCTGTCAGTTTGTATTTTTTTCATTAATTTTCTATACTCTTCTGTATTAAGTATATCATTTAATCTAAAACACCATTGATTTTGTTCTCCAAGATTTTTTTGTAATCTTTCAAATAATTTAGTCATCTATATATTTGCTTAAAAGTATTTTAGTTTTTTTATCACCATAATAAAATTGATATTCTGAAATATCTTTATGTATTTCAGAAGGTGTTAAAAATAAATCAAATTCTGGATGTTTTTCTAACAATTTATTAGCTGCAGTTCTACCAGCTAAATCATTATCAAAATTAATAACTATTTTTTTAAATCTTTTTTTTAAATCTCTAATATACATACTTGGTATATTAGTAGCTTCTCCCATTGGAGCAGTTGCTACAATTCCTTGTGTGTGTAAAGTTATAATATCTTTATAACTTGAAGTTATAAATACAACTTCACCTTTTTTTGGTAATTTTTGATAACCTAACATAGGTGAACCTTCAGCATTAGTTCTAAATTTATCTGATTTACGTGCAGCTTCTGGTCTGTATATTTGATAAAATACTGTACCATCTTTTTTAAGTTCATTATTTTCTTCTATATATTTAACAATAGGATAAGCAAATATTAAACCGTGTTCTTCAAAATTCCATATTTTTTGTTTTTTTTCTAAACCAAACCAAAACTTATGTACTTGACTAACACAAAAATGAGATAAATCTTTTCTTTCTATACCAAACATTTGAAAAAATTCAGAACCTTTATGAGTTATTTGATTATAACTCATATGTTTAAATACTTTTGTTTCAGGAAACATTTGTTTACGTATTACTTGAAGTGGTTTAACATTTGAAGCTGCTTTTACTCTTATATTTTTACCAAAACTAGTTGGTGCTAAATTTAAATTTAACATACCATCAATTTCTTTTAATACTTCTTTAAAGTTAATTGGATTATTATCTAAGTTTAAACATAATCTAACAAAATTGAAACAATCACCATTGAATTCTGGGAAACTAGGGTCAAAAAAAAGAGGAATGCTTCTTTTATTATAATAAATTCTACAAGAAGCATTATTATCAGTTCTTAGTGGGTTTTTAATATTAGTATTTATTGCAAATCTACCACCATATGTATGCATAAATATTTGAAATATTTCTTCTTCTGTTGTTTTTGTTAAAATCAACTCTTTTGTTAAAATCATTTGATTTATACTTTTTACTAATACCATTTTTAAATATTAAAAAAGGGGGAACTTACGCTCCCCCTAATTAAATTATGTTTATAAATTATTAGAACAAGTCTTCATCATCTTCTTCTAAAATATCCGCATTTGAATATTCATTAGTTGTTGTTTCTGGTGCAGTTTGTTCTACATAAAGTTTTAATTCTAAGCTATTAGAATAGTCAGACTTAAATTCTCCGTATTCATCGTCTAGGTTTTTTTCAAAACCTTTTACGCTAGCAATATGACCACGATTAACATACTTAGTGTAAACACTTTGATATTGACCTTCTCGCACACCTAATAAAACATTTACTGTTTTACCAATTTTAAGCATAATTTCTTTTAATTCTGAAACATCTCCTTTAGCAATAAGGTTTTCAAAATTAGAAAGTTCTAAATCAACTGATTCTCCTGTTTGAGCATTAGTCCATTTAACTAAAAAGTCGTACAAATCAACTTCTCCAGATTTAGCTTGTCGAGCTGTTGTTATATCAAACCATGACATTTTTTCGTTTTCTGCTAAATCTTCAAGTGATGTAGACCATGTTGATTGTACTTTACGATTAATAAATTGATTATTACCAGCCGCAGATACTCTTGCTTCGTTTTCTAACCATATTGGAAAACTAGTAATTATACCATTTTCTTCATTTTGAAGAAAGAAATCTAAACGTACTTTAGTATTGCCATTATTATTTTCAGTAACGTAAGTTGGCTCTGATACGTTATCTGTATTATATATTTTAGAAAGTTCTTCAACTGTTGGATTAATTGCAATAACATTCATGTTAGCAACACCTGTAAAAAGTTGTTTACCTTTTGATTCTGATTCTGTGTGATTTTTTAAAAAACTCATATATATTTTATTTTTCTATAAAGATTTGATTCCAATTTACTAATATTTCTTCTTTCTCATTTTTTTCTGAGATTTTTATTTTTTTTCCTGATAAATGTCTAGATCTATTTCCAGCTATCATTCTTTCTGATGGCTCAAAATCTATAAATCTATCATCTTTATCTGCATACATATAACCAATAGCATCAACTTTACCTGCTGTTAATCCAGCTATTTTTCCAGTTAAGTCTACTGATTTTTCACTATGCTCTTCACCAGCTTTTTCTACTAATTTGTCTTTAATGTGACCAATTAATATAGTAGTGCCACAATATTTAGTAAACGCATTAATTGCTTTGAAAAAAGCTTCTCTTAAGTACAAATAACCTGCACCATTAGGAAGTTTTTTCACATCTTCGCCTTTCCAATTTTTACCCATTGGTTCAGCCATGTATAATTGTTTAGCAAATGGTAACACGATATCTTCTAACGCTGTTACTGTATCTAATACAATATATTTGTAAGGGTTTTCACCTGTTTTATCTTTTACACTTTTTAGTGCTTTCATCAATTCTGTTAATTCTTGAAAGTTTGTTATTTTTACTTTCACTGCATCAACATAATCGCTACCTTCTTCAAAGTCTACTATTAAACAATTATCTAATTTACTTATAATAGTTGTTTTACCACATTTAGGTAATCCAAATATTAATAATTGTTTAGGATCTAATCGACTTGCTTTTATAATTTTTGTTGGTAATTCCATTTGTCTAATATTCTAAAAATTAATAATTAATCTTTAGTTCCTCAATACTAGTCTTTACGTAATTCAACAATTGCTCGTTTTAGATAATTTGCTTGGTCTAAACATTCCTCGTAGGCATGTTGTAGCCAATCTTTTAAATCTAAATCTGTTCTGTCCAGTGTTACGCCATACTTTTTTATCCCTACTTGCGAACGATCAAGTAAATCTTTTCTGACTTCATTGACTATGTTATCCTCTAAGAAATTGTTTGGCATATTTTCCTTCTTTTAGTTGTTTATAATTAATTTCTTCTGAATTAGGTAATTCAACCATCATTCCATTTTCACCAAAAAATTGATATCCAATTCTAAAGTCATCTATACCGTAAGAGTTTTTAATAACTTTTAATCCTCTAAAACGGTTATATCCTTTATCATTTACAAATTCTTTAATTTCATACCCACCATATGTAAAACATTGTAGTTTATAAGGATTCATAAGTCCAATTACTACGTCTGCATTTTCATATAAATCAGCACTACCTTTAAAATCTTTTGGTTGTATATCTAAATCAGTATTAACACCTCTATAAGTGCCTTCTATTTCTCTATTTAATTGAGAAATATCAATCACAGCATAACCAAACTTATCTCTTAGTTCACCCATATATTGTGAGTGTAAATCTAATATTTGTTTATCGTTTAGTTTACCGTTTCCATCTTTTTCAGTTGTTATTTTACCTACGTGATCTGTTACATGTATGAATATTTCATCAGTATCGTGTTGCAAGTATTTTTTATTATAATCATCAACTTGTATTAATTTACCTTTACTCATTGCAAACTCAGAAGCAAAATGTTTTATCTTAGTAGGGTGAGCAGAACCATCAATAATAATTATATGTTTTTCCATTTCTTCAAAAAATGGTTCATAATCTTTTATAATTTTTATTTCTTTTTCTGATAACGATCTAAGTTTATTTGGCCATCCCATAATGGTTGGAACATCTATTAAAATACCATGATCTACTAACATTAAGTATGCAGTCCATTTAGCTATTTTAAGCGATTTACTTCTTTCCATTGAACGGTATATCCAAAATGGTTTTATATTAGTTTTATCACGGTGTTTAAGCCACCATCGATAAGGTTCTAATACAAACATTGTATCTACAATTGCTGTTTTACCTGAACCAGGTAATCCACCAAAAAGATAATACATGTTTTTACCAAACATAATGTTTGAACCAAGTTTACCTTGTCTTAAAGGTAACCACAATTGTCCCCCATTGATACCTTTTTGCACCTCTTTTATAAAGTGTGCAAAACTTGACATTATAAATCTATTGTATTAGTTGTATTAACATTATTGTCATTATTTATTATTGATTGACATTCTTGTTCTAAAACAGAACCTTCATTGTCATATATAAATTTAGCATTTTTTTTAATAAATGTCCAATTATTATTTTCTCTATCTTTTAAATAATTTTGAGTGGCTTTAAATATAATATCTAAATCATAGTTAGGAAAGTCATTAGTAAATTTTGCCATTCTCAAACGAGATTGCATACTATTACCAGAAACTCTATATCCCCCAGGCATATTTTGAGTAGGCCAAAGAGCTAACCATTTATTAAACCATTCAGTAAAATTTTGTTTATTAAAAAGAGTAAGGGCTTTAGATGTTAGTTCTTCATCTTTAATTAAACCTTTCTCTTGCAAAGATACTAAATCTTTTTCTATATCCCAAAATAAATCACTAGTTTTTTTGTTTTTTATTAAGTTTAATATTATAAACTGGTTTGGGGTTATATTTATTTGTTTTAGTTTCTTTATTTCTATTTTCACATTTGCATTTTTTTATTATATTTTTACTATAAATTTCTCCAGAATCTCCACATGTAACACATACATCTTTAATTCCATGTTCTTCTAATAATAAATCGTACATATTTTTGGTATTATATTTGAAAAGTATAAAGATATAATGTAATCAGTAACATGATAATTGTGAAAACTATAAAATTGATCTTTTATATCTGTTATATCAGTAGAACAATAATATTGACCAAATCCTAATGCTTCACAATATTCTATTTCTTTTATTACATCACATAAATCTGTATACTCTGCTCTTAAGTTATTCATTTTTTAATTTTTCTAAACAATCTTCAACGTTAGTACATGTTATAAAATTAACATCTTCTTTATTAAACATTTTATTAAACCATACTTCTTCTTGTGTATTTTTAGTTACAAAAACAAAAAGATTACCTATTTTTTCACCGTTTTTACGTAAACGTCCTGACCTTTGTATAAAATCTTTAGTTTTACTATAATAACTCATTAAAATTACGTTATCTAATTGATTTAAATTAATACCTTGTGTTAACTTTTTAAATGATCCTATTAAATCAATTTTGTTTTCTTCAAAATCTAATTTAATTTTATTATTAATTGTATTAGTATTTCTAGAACTTACAACATTTTCAGTTATTTCAAGTAAAGAATCAATAGAATTAGCAAATAAAAGTGTTTTATCATCTAAACCTTTTATTAACTTTTTAACTTCTTTAATTTTAGATGGAAGTTTGTATAATATATCAGATCTTTTTTTACTAGATTGTTTAATTACATGATCTTTAATACCATCGTCTTCTAAAAAAGCACCATTAAATTTATTATTCCAGAATTCGTAATTTTTAAATTCTGTTGTATAAAAAGGTTTACTTACATTACCAGCTTTCATAATTTTCATTACTTTATCTAAATGATGTTCTATTATGTAGACTTTTAATTTTCTAGCAACTCCGTCATTTTGAGCTTCTTTTAATGTATAATTATAACATACTGGTGCAATAGAGTCTAAGTAATAACCTTTAGTAATTCCATTACCATATAATGTATCTCTATCTACTGTAGCAGATAAACCAATTATATTAGTAAAACAATTATTTTCATAAAATTGAAAGTAAGAAGGTGTTAAACTATCATGTATTTCATCAGCAATTACTAAATCATATACATTATATTTAAGTTTGTATGCAGATTGATATGTTTTATAAATTATTTTATAATCATTAAAAATATTAATATTATAAATTACATTATATAATTGTATTTGTTTAATTATATCAATTTGTCTATCTATTACTTCGTATAAAAATATAATTGTTGAACCTTTTTTCATGCTACTTAAAGCATGGAGAGCTACAAATGTTTTACCAGAACCAGTAGCCATTTCTACAGTTCCTTTTCCATCCGCATTTTTCCACGCCTTAAAAGCATTTAAACATATTGTTTCTTTTTTTTTATCTATTTCCATTAGTCCATTGCATAATCAAATTTAGATTGATGACTCCTTTTTTCCATGCGTTTAGTATAAGCTTTTTCTCTATCAAATGTATTCATATAACCAATTTTTGGAAAATTAGTTCCATGTTTAGGACAGTTATCTCCTAAAAAACTAGTATTAGAAAAATACAAACCTGACAATTTATCATGAACCCAATCACCTAACATAGTAATAGGTGTATTTAAACCTGTTTTAGATTTTGGATGCATTATTGCTATTCTAGACCCAGTAATTAATGGGTTTATCATTAACATTTTTTCTTTTTTTTGCAAATAACTTAGTATTGTTAACATATTAGGGTCATCTAAATTATCTTTAACAAAAAGATAAGTGTCTGAAAAAACTTTATTTGTACCATATTTATGAATTGTACCATTGTGTGACATAACACCTTTTTTTACATAACCTTCTTCAGTTACTATTTCATCATGTATATTTGAACACACATAAGGGTGACAATTCTCAATATTTCTAGCACCAGCAGAAACTTTTCTAAGATGAATCATTATTTCATCTTTTTTATTTGGTTTGTGTGATTTAATAGCATTAATAAAAGATTTTAAATCCATATAACCTTTTGAAATGTATATATCTTTATTTGGTTTTTTGATAGAAAATCCAAATCCATCTCTATTTCTCAATGAATAAGATCTAGAAATGCTTTTATACAATTCATTTGTTATTTCTATTCCCTTTTTTTTAATTATAATTAAACACATAAGTTTAGCTTTTGATTATTTCTCTAGTTTTAGTTGCATTATGTTCAACATTTTCACTATATTCTAATTTTTCATTAGCAATACCTATTTTTCCAGTAAATCTTTTTTTTCTTTCATCAAAATATGATGTAAGTTTTTCATTATCTACTTTAGATTTACTAAAACCAAAATTTAAAATATCATTAATAGTGATTTTTTCATTTTCTAATATTGATTTACTATTATTTTCTACAAAATAAGTAAATGCCATACAAAATAATGTCCAATTTTTAATTTTACTAAAATTCATACTAGCACTATGAGGTCTAAATTCAAGAGTTAATGGTACACCTTTATCAGGTTTACTATTATCAATATGTGCATTTCTAGTGTTAAAATTACAAGGTATTAAATTAAACCATTTGTAACGATAAAGATGTTCTAATGCTACACCATTACTATATCTATCTGTATATCTACCTCCTGGATGTGGTGTAAATTTATTTATTTTTTTACCAAGTTCACGTCCTTTAACATGATTAGCATTAGCCATGTCTTTGTATAACTCTTCATAAGCAATAGAAACACCATATTTTTCACCGTGTTCATCAATGTATTTTTTAAAATCCCATTTTTTAAGACCACTAGTGTAATCATTGTTTCTTCTAGATGGTGGAAATATTTGATATATTTCTTTTTCAATTTTAAGAGCCAACATATAACTAAATATTGTAAACTTTTCATTAAAATTTGCACCACCAATATGAACATGTATACCACATTTGTTACTAATGTTACAATAAGAATTAATAGCTTTAACAGAACGATAAAGATTAGCTAAACCAGCATCGCCTTTTAATACACCTGTTACATATTCACCACCATAAACATTATTATCTTCATCTCTTAACGATCCATCATGTACAGCATCTAAATTTAAATGAGCATTACGATATATAAAATCTGGTATTTTTCCACTACAAGTTTCTATTTCTACACCAAAAGTATATTTCATACCACCAGTTCCTATAGTAGAACCTGTCATTACACCGTAATTAATCGCTTCTTTTTTACTATTAAATTGATCGCTATTAGAACGAGAATTTTTAAATTTTTTATATTGTATTTTGTTTGTTGTTTTTTTAACAACATCTTTTTTTGGAACTAAAGAATTATGTTCACAAGAAATAAAAAATCCTTTTTTATTTGCTAATTCCATTGTTTCAAATAAAATATAATTAGATTCATTTTTTCCTTGTAATAGGCAATTATATTCTTTTTCACCTATTTCATCCATTATATTTTCTCTATCACCAAATTCTTTTACTGTACCGTTTTTAAAATATACTTTAATCATGTCATCTTTATGATAATAATTATTATTAATTTTTATGCAATCTTCTTTTATAAATAAAATATATTCATAAGAATAATTTTTATTTAATTTTTTTACAACTAAAGGGGGGTTATTTTTTCTTGAATCATAAAAAATACCGTCAATACTTATTGCTAAGTATGACGGTATTTTTCTATTTAAAGAGTCAATTACATAATCTTCTTTTTTTTTAGTTCTTATGTTTGCCCAATTTGTCAATTTATTCTTCTTTTATATCCACATTAATTAATTCTTGAAATTCTGCAATTTCTGAAGATAATTCTACTATTTCATTTTTTATATCATGTACACCAGAGGCATTAACATAATCAGCAATATTACTTACTTTAAGACTCATTGATTTAATGATTTTACTTAATTCTTTATATCCTAATTGAATAAAAAAGTCATCTTCATCTTCATCATCTTCTTCGTCGTCATTTAAGTAATCAAAAGGGGTTATGTCATTTTGCTCAATTTCTAACAAACCCTCGCGCTTTTTTGCAACAAAGTCCCAAAAATCTTCCCCTAAATCATTATCCATATATACTAATCTTTTTAAGACAGTACCAGATTTAAATTTTCTAGAGTATGTAAAAACACTTAATGTTTCATTATATTCACAAACTGAACTAATATATTCATCTTTTGCATGTTTTGTTCTTACAATTAAATCTTCTTCACCTGTTGCATATTTATATAACATACCTTTTTCATTTTTCATAAAAACAGAAGAAATAGGTTTTTCTTTTGTTAAAATATGATATTTAAAATGAGATTTTGAAATATTTAAATATTCCAACATGTCTTTAGACATTTCAGCACAATTTTTATATCCACTAAGTTTAGCAACACTATTTACATTATTAATTATTTTTGGTGAATTTACAATTAAATCTTCAGAAATAATTTTACCATCAACTATTTGATAATGTTTATTTATTGTAAAAGCTTTAATATCTTTACACATAATCATATCTAATGGAAATTTTTCTGATGAAATATACATATCATCATCAACATAACCATAATGTAAAGGTCTATCATTATTTTTCCAAATATGTAATATATCTTCTTTATCACGATTATCTCTCCAAATTAAAGCTGCTGCTCCATCAAAATCTTTAAGTACTTTAAAATCATTTAAAACATTAAAATAATGAAAGAAAAGTTTAGAATCCATTGTTACTACTTTATCATTGAAAGATAATTCTGGATTTTTTTCATTATATTCTTTTAATAAACGTTTATGATTTTTTAATGTACCATTATGAGCACCTACTACATTATCAAACATAAATGGATGAGCATTATCTAATGTTTTTTCACCAACTGTAGCAGCTCGTGTATGACCAATAAATAATTTATCTGGTTTAGGATTAAATCTAGGTAGCATTGTTTCACTAACCTTTCCTATTTCTTTAAATAATCTATTTTTAAATTCAAAATTTTTATTTTCAGAATAATAACCTGACGAATGTATACCTCTTGTTTCATTTGCAAAAAACAAAAGACGTATAAGGTGCACATTGTAATTGTTTTTACCTGAAAATCCTAATAATCCACACATATTTTAATTTTTTTTTGTTATTGGGTTACAATAGTCCCCATTATAAATAATTGAATTACCTTCATCATCATTAAAATAAAGTGCAGCTTTTTCTTTATTGCCGTCATCTAATGTAATATCAATAATTTCTCTTTTATACCAAGAACCATTATGGTTATTAGGATCATATCCTTCTAACATATCAAGTCTTTTTAATTGTTGATCTGTTACTTCATATACTTCACCAACCACTTGAGAAGTACTTTTAGATTTAGATACATAAGGAAGACCTCCTGCTGTTAAATGATATTTATTAGTTGTTTTTCCTTTACCTATAAAGACAGTGTCTTCTAAAAGACGATTGTTACCTCGTCCTTTACGTAAAGTTCCATATACAAATACTTTAGGCATATTCTTTAATAAGTTTTGGTAGCATATCAGCGTAAGCTTTTGCTACATAAGTTTCTAATTGATTTGTTTCTTTATCACCAAAACTTGGTGCAGAATTAATTTCTATAATTTTAAAATCTGGATTGTTTCTAACATTACCTTCTTTGTCTTTACTTGATTGTACACGTACATCACAAGCTCCAAAATCTAATCCTACTGAATGCATTGCTTTAACACATTCATTAACAATAATATCCCAATTTTTTGGTTTATCAAAGTTTTCATTAGATTCTAAATACCAAACACAGTTAGTATCATTTTTAAACCATTTTTTATCATCTGGTGTATCTGATTTAATCATTTTTCTACATGTATAAAAACATCCATTTTTATTAACATGTATACGATATTCTCGAATACCACTGAAATATTCTTCATAAAGATAATTCTTACCTTTACCACTTTTTAAAAAAGCTTGAAGCTCATCAACAATATTAAATTTAATCATACCTCTACCTCTTGAACCATAAACAATTTTACCAATAATAGGGAATGATAGTTCCTCTAAATTTTTTGGTAATGTTGTCCACCATTTACATGTATTTATTTTAGCTTTATCAAAACAAGATTTCATCTTAATTTTATTGCTAGAATTTTTGATAGCTTCAACTTTATTTAACTCAACATGTATTTTCTTAACTCTTTTTTTATTATAAGTTTCTGTATCTGTTTCACTACCAAAACGAATAACTGTTCTAAATTTAAATAAAGGTAATGCTTTATATTTACTTCTTAATACTTTGTGAGAAGGGTGTCTACTAAGTATGAGTGGTCTAAATAAAGAAATAACTTTAACTGGTTTTCTTTTCATGTAATCTAAAATTTTTTATATTAGATGTATAATTTTTACTACCGTCTGTTACAACAATAAGCATTGATCCAGAATTTTTAATAGTTGTTACTGTTTTATATACGTTACCATATATTAAACCTGTTCCTTTATCATACCTAATCATTTTAACATTGTCGTTTTTTTTAAACAATTTTTTAGCTATAATAATTTCATATATTTCATCAAATGGTATTGTGTATACTGAATTATGACCTTCATCTGTAATGTATATAGAATCTTCATCATTTATTAATTTGCCATTAAAAAATTGAAGACTTCCAGATTTGTCAATATATTTAAAAATACCATTACGTTTTTGTTCAAATAATAAAAAATTAAAATCAGAATCTATTTTTAATTTTTTAATTTTTACTTTATTATTATATAATTCTGTATTTATAAGACCAACTGGTACTGTTTCTGGTATATTATCATTAAAGTATTTTCCATTACGATACCATTGATTATGAAAATGATAAATATTACTATTTCTATCTATATGTGCATATCTAATATCAATAGCATTTAAAGATGGAAAATATACTTCATTATAATTAATATATTCATGTGAATTAATAAATAATATATTTTGTTTCACATCAATTTTTTCTATAGTAATAATATCTCCAGCACTTAAATTTCTATGAAGTGCTTCTTTTATACTTCTTACTTTAATAGCTTTATGTAATCTTAATGTTTCACCATTTTTATACTGATCTAATGTTTTTATGCCTTTTAATTTTAAAAAAGATAAAAATAAATCATTTCTTGTTTTATTATTAGTCTCGTTGTACTTTAACATATTGTTGAATATATTTAATGTTGTGTTCTTTAGAAATATCCATTGCCATTTTTTTATTATTTGTATCAATAGCAGTACGAATCGAATCTGAGAATTCTTTAATTTTATTTTCATTATTTACAAAATCTATCGCAAGCATTGTTTGATTAAAAGCCCATTCCATTAATTCTTCAGATTTAAGCCAAAAATTACTTAATGTTCTGTATTCTAAACCATAATCTGTAATTCTAAATCTACCAGATTTTCCATAAACATTTTTACGATCTTCATCTTCATCCATAATTACAGCAGGTACACCTAAAAACAAATCCATTGCTTTAACTATACATTCTGTAATTTCAACTGTTGGATTATCATAACTAATATGAATATGTCCACCAGCATAACGAGTATTTTTTTCTGGTTTAATTTCAGGATATTCACATTCTAACCAAACATTAAAATCAACAGAACATCCAAATTCTTTAGCTTGATCTGTACTTAATTGCTCATCTGTAAATTTAATAGAAGGAACAATTGCAATATCATAATTAACTCTATTTTTAATAGTAGCTAAACAATAAGCAATTTCTCTTTTTAATCTACCAACATCTCTTACTGGTGGAATATTAAATTCTACCATTACATTATCTTCTTGTAATGAATGTCCTTCTTCACTAATTGGAATAGGTTCTTCTTTAGTTCCACCAATTAAACCTTCTGATGATACAGCTTTACCTTCTTTATCTATTAAAAATACCTCAGGGTCTGCACCAAATGCATTAAATTCTACTATTTTTTTAGACATATTATTTTATATTTGATTTTTTAATAAAAAATTATTAGGCAACAACATTATATTTAGTTTTCATTAATGTGATTTTGATAATATCTATAAGTTTATTTCTTGTAACATCACTACATGTTGCATATTCAGGATGTCCTTGAATAGCTAAACAATTAGTTTTTTTGTAATAAACAATTTCTGGTTCTCTAATTACATTATTTTTATCAGCATATGCTATTAAACCAGATTTAACATCAGCAAGATCTGTCATATATTTAATAGACAAAGGTTTTTCAGCCCATGCGTGTAAAACATAATCAACATCTTCAATTAAATCGAAAAATGGATTCATCATTTGATGATGTGTACTTGTCATATCAAAAACAGAATCATCATTAAATTTAATATTATGATTCCCACCATGACCAGTAACATCTTGAATAAGTCTACCACCATTCATTACAGTTAAAAATTGAGAACCTCTACAAATACCCATCATTGGTATTTTATTTTCTCTTGCAAATAAATATGCATCAATATCTACTTTATCAGCATTATTGTCTGGCATATTAGTTGCTGGAATTTTTTCTTCACCATAAAGACTTGGGTTTACATCTACACCGCCTTTAAATATAACTAAATCAACTTTATTATCTAATTCTTTTGATATTGTAAAATCTTTAGCCATCCATCTAATTAATGAACCTGCTTCATGTGTGTATGCTCTTGGGCAATATACATTTATTTTTTTATCCAACATAATAATTTTTTTAATGTTTTTAAATTTTTAGAATCTAAAGCATTTGATATTTTGATAGAAATATCATTATCTACTTTAGTATTAAAAATTGTTTGTAATTTTTTATATTTTATTAATCTTAATTTATAAGATTTTAATTTTACTTTTGGTATTATACTATATTTATTATAATCTTTTTTATTACTATAATGAGCTAAAATAAATCTTTCCCACACAGTTAACTGTAAATCACTTTGATTTAACCATATCATATTAGTAATAATAGTTTTTCTATTTAAACTAATATAATTAGCTAAAAATGTAGTTAAATAATAACTTAAATCATTATGGTCTTTTTTATAAATTAAAATAGATAATCCATCATATTCACAAATAAAACCTAAATCATTTAATGTTTTTACCCATTCTTCAGTTACTTTACCTGTATCTCCAGTTATTTCAATAACACTATCATTATCTGATATTTTGACATAATCATGAATAGTTTTATTTAAAAAATCTTTTGTTGTTTTTTCATTATAATAAATACATTCTTTTATTATTTTTAATTTTTTATAATCAGATAAAGATATTAATGTTTCAATCATCTTTTATTAATTGATAAGCTTTGTCCCATTTTCTATTACTTACTAAAAAACTAAATTCTTTTGCATTGTCTAATGATTTAGATAATGTATATGTTCGACAAATAGTATTTTTTTTAATAGTTGTTGAAAAAATAGTGTTTTTTATTTTTTTAATACAATTTACTTTTATATAATGAATATCATCAAAATGATTTCTAGAAAAATTAAAATAATTTTTTAATTTACCATTATGAATATTATAACTATAAGCAAAATATAAACAAATATATGGTTTAATATCTGTTTTTTTTCTTATTTGTCTATATGTATTAATTATATTTCTATGTACATAATACAATCTTATTAATTTAAATATCCAATAATAATGTTTTCTATTTAAACAAGTAATTACATTATTATCAATAGTTGCTCCAAAATCTTTAATAAAACTTGTTATTATTGTTTTTTCTTTTTTAGGTATACTTCTTAATTGAATAGTGAACGGTGTAGTTGAAAGATTTCCTTTTCTCATAAAATTATCACCACAATAAAAATATTTTTCTAAACTATATTCTTTATTAAGAGCATTTATTATTCTTTTTCCCATTTTTTAAAAATAAAAGAGGGAGCTATTAACTCCCTCTTATTAAAATAAACTTAGTTGTTTGTTTTTAATACTATTAATGATTTTCCAGCATTCTTTAATATAATATTGTTTATTAACAAACTTTAAATAATTTTTAGTTTCATCGAAGTCATTAATTATTATAACTCCATATCCAGCTTCTATTGCATTTAAACGTCCATCTTCATGGTGTTTATAGAATCCATTACCATTTTTGCATATAATATATCTATTAGTTTTTTGAAGCTTGTTAACACCCTTTACAGTGTGTTCTTCTGCTGTCCAACCTTTAGTTACACTAAATGCTTTCATGTAGTCCCAAATATCTCCATTGTTGATTGTATCTTCAATAGGTATATTTTTTATAAAATAATTAAATATTGCTTTACGTACAATTTTCATTGATTGATCTTTATGCCAATCTCTGTCTATTTCAAACGCACCTTTACACTTAGTGTCTCCATTAGTATATTCAGCAATATAATTATTTACATCTCTTATTACCATTGTAGAATACTCAGCGTATTCTAATTCTAATTTAGTTAATTTTTCCCATGATTTACATATTTTCATAAGTTTATCATAGTACTTTTTTTCTATTTTAACGGTAATACCATCTGTATTAACTTGTAACATAGTTAAGTTAGGAATTAAATCCACAACTTTTTCTGATAACATAGTTAATAATAATTGACCATTAATAGTTATATCCATTGTAAATTTAGGATCATATACAAAACTGTATTCATCATTTGATTTACCATAGACACCATTTAATGCAATTTTAATACCATAATTTTCAGGTGTACCTTTTGCATAGTTTTGTCGTTCTTTATAAAGATCTTCATAAACTTTACAAAATGTAAGTCCTAAATGTTTTGGATAAAATTGATTTACAATAGCTAGATTTGGATAATATGATTTAACATCAATATCTATTATTATTTCTGTTTCGGAGTTTTTGTAAACTCCAGGTTTTATACAACCGTGGATACCCTACCACTACTTGTTACCAAGTCCTAATTTTTCATCTGTAAAAGTGTATTCTAATAAATATTGTTTATCAGTATTACCATAATGTGCTCTGTTAATATAACAATCTGTTTCTTCAAAACCAGCTTTAATAAAACTATCATATGATTTTTTATATCCTTTACCTAATGTAGTAATTAATTTACCAGGATGAAGTGATTTATTAAATAATTCAATTGGTTTAGGATAAAGTTTTGAGTCTATTTTATGATGTAATATAGAAAGTTTAATATTATCAATTATGTGTAATAATATTTTTAATAAATCATTATCATTATTACAATTGTAATTATATAAAATAGAAACACCACACCCAGAAGGCATATCGCTAATATAACATTCAGCATGGTTTAAACTAAATTGACCATATAAAAAATAAGTACCAAATCCTCTATTAGCATATTTATCTGCTTCTTTAAAAATAGGTATTTTTTTAATTTCTTTTTTTTTAATTATATTAGATATAATTTTGTTATGAAAATTAGCTTTTCTTTTTCTATGATATTTAAAATTATTTATTACTTGCATATTTTTTTACAAATTAAAAATTAGTTGTAGTCTGGACTATCTCATCAACCTTCATCTTCATCAGAATGTTTTGGAGTTCCCCATTTCATTCCTATTGTGTGACTAGGTTGCTCGTTAAAGTTAAAACCTACCTTGTATTTCATTGAATTTATCATATATGGTTCTAAAATTAAAACTAATTTTTTAGTTTCTTTTACATTAAAAGTAAGAAAATAAGATTGTTTCCTATTTTTTCTTTTTGTAACTCTTAATGTTGGAGAAATATTCCAAACTTGTTTAAAATACTTAATTATTATATCGTGTTCTTTTTTATTAAAAGAATTTGTATGTAATGACATATAAGCACTTTTACCACGTTTAGTATATGATCCATCATCCATAAACCATATTGCTAATGACTCTTTGTTTAAATAATTTAACCATTTTCTTTTAACAGCTTTATTATTTTTAGGATATAATACTAATCTAAGTTGATTAAATAAATTAGGGTCTTTACAATCTATTGTAAAACTTTCACCATAATTATTTGTAGTATCATATAATCTTGATACATTAAATCCTAATTCAATAAGTCTTTTTTGTTTATGTATAATGTAATCAGTTTGTTTTTTAGAATGTCTAGTACTTAATAAACTATTGGCTTTTTTTAGCCTAGTTTTAGAAATATAACTATCTCCTAATACCATTCCTATGATAAAACTTATTTGATTTTTATCATATTTTCCCATATATTTTTTACTCATATTTTTATTCTTTATAATGCTCTACAAAGATAAACAAAATATTTGTAATATCCAAATCTCACATTCAGTTTTTTTTAGTCTCTACACCGTTTTGTAAAATCATTTTAATTTCATATAATGCATTTAAAGCAGTTTGATTACCTTTTTCATAATTATTTGAAATTTCTTTAATTTTATCAATTGACGGCACGGGATTGTCTTTTTCAATTTTTTGTTGTTTCATTTTTATTAAATTAAGAGTTTCCCCGTCAGCATATATACTATTATTTTTCACGTATATATACCCCTTACGGATTCCGAGTTATTCAATGTATGTTACCATACAAGGGGGCAGTATTATTCTTTAAAGAAATCTTGTACTGAAGTTATCTTATTAACTTCAAAATCTTTAGTTGTTTTAATTAAATTTTTTGAAATAGAAAAATTATGATTACTTTCATATTTTATTTCTATCATTTCTTTACTTACAATATCAAAATATCTTTTTAATTTATTTCTATATACTGATTTTTTTGTAAATAAAGGAATAAAATAATTTTCTACATTTTCTTTAAACATAGTATTTTTTTCCCACAACATTCTAACTAAAGTACAAACTAATAAATTTTTTTTAGTACACTCATATGCAATAAATGAATAAGTATCTTTTTCAATATCTACTCTTTTGATATTTAACATTTTAGTAATATACTCTAAATATTTTTCAGTATATTTAATAGTAGGTTTACATTTTGTGTTAAATATAGTAATTTTATCATTTTTTTTAGTATTAATTTCTAATGAGCTAAAACAATTAGTTTGTTTTATTTCTATATCATTAACTGCGTATTTTACTTTACAACCTTGATAATCTTCTCTCATAATTATTTATTATATACCTATCGCCATAGAATAAGCATCTTCTTCTTGTTTACATGAATCACATATGACATAACCAGGCATTGCTTCATATACACCACATGTGTTACAACAATCTATATCCATAGTCATTGAATTATGAACACGAACATTATTTGTTTTTTTAACATTAGTATAACTAGACTGACTGTTATACATTGTAACACGCATAACAGTCAGTTTTTTTTCTAGAAAACCTATTTTGTGGGAATATTTTACTGGTTTAGTTTTAAATTTTGTAACAAATGATTCAAGAATGTTTATTTCTTTTCTTAATTTGTCTTTAATTTTCAATTACAATCAATTACCCACAAAGTAATATCTAATCCAGAACTAGGATTATTTCTACTTAATATTACATCTGTAAAATTACTCATCGTTGAAGCAATAAATGGATAATTATCATTATTTTCTGAATTTGTGCTAATTAATCTATAAGCTGAAGGAAATTCAATATTAGCAGAACTTAAAACAAGACGTATAATTTCATTAGCTATTACTTGACGCATATCACCTCTATCTGGTACATTTTCTACAATATTTTCAAACAAAACATTAATGTTTGAAATTTGTTGAATACCACAAGATATTTCAGTACTTTCTTCAGCAAGGTTGTCATCAAAAGAAATCTCTTCTCCATCAATAGTCATTAAAATTACTCCTTCTTCATTCATACCAAAAGATAAACTTTCCAATACATCAGCCGTTGTACTTTCAACTATTTTTGGTACAGGTTCTTCAAACAAACTAGTACCATAAGATTGTGTTTTACCATTATCATTAATAATAGTATTTCTATTATCTATGGATTTTAATATTTCATACTCTTTATTTTTTGTTAAAGAATATGTTTTTGGATTTATACAAATAACTTTCATATTATTTTTTTAATTTTATACGTTTAGTAATAAGTCTTTTTTTATTAGGATCAACAATGTGAGATGCTTTTACAAAATAATTTTCATTTAAAACTTTTTTAAATAAAATACTTTTTTTATCATTTAAATAATATACTAATTTATTATTATTATCAACTTCTTCACTTGTTTTAGGATGAATAGGTGTAATAAACATATGTATATTAGGAGAAAATGATCTTTTATCATCTGTTTGTTTTAAACTTATATAAGATTCATAACCATTACCAATACTTCTACGTTTATCTTTAAATTCTTTTTCTGTTATATTAAAAAATAATATTCTTCTTTTTTTATTAGTAGATTCTTCAAAATCAGATTCTAAAAATCCACCACCAAAAGTATATTTTCTATATACTTTTTTATACATTATTAAAAATGTACAATATAATAAAGACCAAGTTTTTTTATTTTCTTTTAATTCATAAATTTTATCTACAGTTGGGGTATCATCCCAAATATCTCTAAAAAATCTAAAAAAAGAAATATAAAAACCTTTACTTTTGAAATCAATTTTAGTTATATTATTGTTAACAATATTAACTTTTCCTTCAAATAATTCTTCAGTTATTTTTATTAAATTTGAAGTTAATGTTGTTGGGATAGTAATAAAAAATATTTTTGTTTCACTTTTTACATATTTTCTCATAAAATTATCACCACAATTAGTTTTAATTAAATCAAATTCATTATTTACATCATTTTTTATAATCATATTATATTAAGTTTACCCGTTCCAAAGTCGTATTTAAAACCTTTGTAAATTACACTATCTTTAATAGCATTTTTTGTTTCAGAAATAATTGTATTTTTTAGTTTATTTAATAGAGTAGTAAACTCTACATTTTTATATTTAACATAAGGAAGAATACAATTAGCAAAATTAATATTATCTCTACGTGTTCTTAATTTCTTAAGATCATATAAATTCATATTTAATTCTTTTGCCATTGATGAAGCAAATATATCTTCTCCCATACCAGCATCTGGCTTATTAATAACATTTATATTATATACTTTACCTATATTTTTACGTAAATCAATTATTTTTTTTGATTTTAAATAAAATTCATAAGTTGAGTCTACATCATTTTTGTTATATAATAGGATATCTTCTATTTGTTCTTCTTTAATAAAAGTTGTATAATGTAATGGGAGATCTTGAACCTTTTTCCATTTCATTGCTACTTGTAATTTTTTTAAAGATGTTATTCTTGCTTTGTTATTAAAATGCCAAATTCTAAATAAGTCAACTTGCTTTATTAGAACATATTTGTTTCTAATAGCTGGAAATAATTCACTTATTATTCTTTGTGATTCTTTGTACAGTTCCTCAACTGAACAATTTTTGTTTGTTAATAAAAAATGTAATAATGGATAATCATAATTAATATTATTAAATCCTATTAAAACATTACATGATTCTAAAAATTTGATATATTCTTTTACATCATTTCTAGCTTTATGTATAACAAACGTTTTATATTCACCTGTATGTATGTTATAAAACATACCAGAGTGAAAATTAGGGAATTGTTCTAAATCATATACCCATATACTTTTAAAATTCTGCTTCTTCTCCAAAATCAACAGGTGCTTCTTGTTCTTCAGGAAATGCTCCTCCGACTTCAAAGATGTTTTCTCTTTCAAAAAGTCTATGTTTTTTTGCATCTTTTTCTCTTGATGCATTTGTATATATGTTATAGATTGATTCAAACACACACCCATTAAAGCGGTGTTTATTAGTTAAATAAGAAATAACATCTTCAGATTTCTCTTTATGTTTTTTTTCTTTATCTAAAAAATGTTTTTGAATATGTTGTAAAGCTTTTATTTCTTCTTCCATATTTATTTTTAAATTAGGGGTATCGCCCAGATTTGAACTGGGAGCTTTAATCCAAAGATTAATGTTTTTACCTGTGATACAAATAATTATTATTTTTATTTTTTGTTATATTTAATTATTACTTACTAAACTGTATTTTACTACATTATTAAGATTTAACTGATATCTATTTTTTATAATTAAGAATAATCTTAACAATAAAAACATTGTACAATTTCGAATCTTTAAAACATATTAACATAATTTACATCTTTCACGTATAATTAATTATAAAAATTGCTTAGCGATACTATGTATGACACCACATCCTAAATAATTTAATAACAATTATATAAGTATTCCAAACTAAGATACCCATTTAATATCTAAAACTTAAATGATAGTTTAAGTTTTTTTCTTACTTTTTTAATTAAGGGTTCTCTACCCCAGATAGATGAGAATCTATCATAATAACCGTATTCTTTATTCATTTTGGTTTAATAATAAAAGGGGAAGATTTCTCCTCCCCTTTTTATTTAACATAATTACTATGCAGAAATTACTTCTGCTTTTTTTTGATACTCTTTGTTAAGATACATGTCAAAATTTTCACAAATTTCTTTTGCTTCTTTAACAAATTGTTTACCAAGTTCTTTTTCAACATTAACGTCAACAAAAGATTCTTTTTCCAAACGACCTTCTGCAATCAATCTACCTTTTTCTTTGTTAAATTGGTCTTTTTGACTACATCGAGATGCAGCCATAGATAAAACACCTTCTTCAACTTTCCCCATTACTGTAAAACGAGGTTGTCCTTTTTCAGGACGGCTTCTAAAAACTAAATACTTGTCTTTATACATGTTTGTTATTTATTTACTTTTTTTGTAATTATAAACGTATTCTTTACCACATATACATTCAATTAATGTATATGTACCTTCTATCATACCAAAAGAAGATTCTTCTCTAAATGTATGTGTTTTTGGTGCATAATTATCAGTCATTGGCACAGTACTGTACCAAAGTTCTTCTTTTTTCCAAGTAATATTTGTAACCATTTGATTACAAGGTACTTTTAATTCAGCATCTCCACCAAAACTTTTAGCTCTTTGATTCTTAGTGCAAGAAGTAAAAGCTAAAGGTATTAAAAATAGTATTAATAATAGTTTTTTCATAATAATTTATTTAACATTCATATTATTTACTTTCTCATGTTATTTTGTTTATATTATTTCTGATTTTATTTAATGAAATATTATTGTAAAAGTTACCATTTTCAAAGATAGTTTGTAAATATCCAGTATCTTCTAATTCCCAAGATTGTTGGTCAAATAATACTAATTTATTATTATTTTCTGGGTCATGTCCTACAGATAACAAACCTTTAGCTGATTTTTTAGTGCCATCATCAGTAATAGGGTCTTTAAAGATTTCTCTACCTACTGTTTTTAAATGTAACTCTGAAGAATCCTCAGCTGTTTCATCACACTCTAACAATTCTATATAAGTAGCTTTCATTGCAAATCCAAAAGTATCTCTAGTGTTAAATTGATAAGTAAAACTACCAATACCTAACACTACATTAGTAGATGCAAAACCTTTAGCTTTTAATCTTTCAATTATCTGCACAGCTCTTTCATCATTAATAGAATCACCATAGATTGCTCCAATGTGAGGGTCTAATACTTTGTAACCTTGTGAGTTAATAGTACCACCAAATGTATCCCAAAGAAGTTCTATTACTCCTTTTTCTTCATTTGACCAATTACTTTTATGTTTACCTGCAATACCTGTTCTATAAGCATTTAAAACGTTTCCACAAATAATATCTACAGGGTCTCCACTATCAGGTCTAATTACTAATTTACCAGGTCTTGCAAGAATTTCTTCTTTTAATGCTGGTAATGTTTGAATAAGAACTTTCCATAAATCCCATGTATCAGATACAATAGACAATACTGGTGCATCTTTATAGATGTTTAGTAGATTTCTAAAAGTACCAATTTCATCATCTTTAGTACCAGCACACATAACACTATGTTCTGTAGCAGGTACACCACTAATAACGTTTCTTACGGCATCATAATATTTTCTAGCTCCATGTATAACAGGTAAACTGTCAGAGCCTAAGAATGATGTTGCATGACCTAATCCACTACTAATTGTAGCATCAACAGAGTCCATACCTCTCATAGAAAAGTCATGACCTTGATAATCTACAAACCACACATTATTTTTATCAGTTTCTAAAGCTCCTTTAGTAAGAATCTTTTTGAAATTGTGAGCTAATGTAGCTGATGTCATAGGTTTCCATAATAGATTAGAAATCAATGTTTCTAAGAAATTAGTTAACCAAAAGAACTCAGGCATTGTATTTACTATAGTAAGTACAGGTACTCCCATTGGTACAGATGTACCTTCTGATAATGCTTTTACTTTAATAGGTAAATAACCTAAATCCCATAATGCTTCAATATGACTTACATTATAATCAGAACCAAGATATAAAGAATATTCTTCTTTAATTTCTTGACATACTTTAATCTTAACTCCTGGAGTTATATTTCTTAAATCTGTAATAAAAAAATATTTATCAAACATTTCTTTAATTTGTCTCATTACCATTTGTTGTCCAAATGATATTACATTTTCTACATTTTTAGGTGCATATTTATTACTTCTTGGAGTAAAGTTACTGTATACTAAAGTTGTTCCTTTAGGATATTGCTTGTGATGGTCTACTTTATAGCCATCTGTTGCTAAGAATGGGTTCATATTAAAATTGTTTAATTATTTCTAAATTTCCAGGTTGATCTCCTATACTAATATCATCATACATGTGATAATATTCATCAAATTTACTGTTAGTAGTAAATACTTTATCAAAGTAATTAGTTACTGGATCTACACCTAAATTTTGCACAGTCATATGACTAACAGCTAAGTATAATTTACCACAGTTACGTTCTTTGAGTAATTTAGCTAAACCTTTAAAAGTACCACCATAAACAGATATATCATCTACAATAAGAATGTCTTTACCTAAAAAATCTTTTTTACCAATTTTTTGAATTATATTAGATTTTTTACCGTAATAACTTCTACTTTTACTACACGAATGAACTTCTCCTTGCCAATCTAATTGATCGCATAATTTCATTAAAGGTTTAAAACCACCTGCATCTGAAGACATTAAGATAGTATTTTTAGAATTTAATCTAGGCATTTTATTTACATAATCATAATGTCCTAATTTATATAATACTTTTGCTATAAACTCACTATTATTAATAATTTCTACATTATCCATTAAAGCTTCTACAACTTCTGCATTATGAGGATGAAATATTTTAAAATTAGCATTCATTCCATTTAGAAACTTACATACTAATTTTAAACCACTTGATTGGTCATCAGCAAATCTTCTGTCAGCTTGTGCATCAATAAGATTAGGTATAATAATTAAAGGTTTTAAATTATATTTATTATTGTAAGCATCTACAAATTGATTCAAATGCCATAAATCTTCATAAGAATTTAATTTCCAAGTAATAATTTCTTCACCTGAATGTTCTGTAGTAACATAACTACTTCCATCTGGATATTTATTTATTTTCATTTTTATAATTTTAGCAGGACATAAAGGATTCGAACCTCCGACCATACATTATAACAGTGCTTTTTATATTATCTTTCCACGTATAACTTATTAGCACAACATTATCTTCCATAAGTTGATAATGTATTGTTTTATTACATAATGTATTGCTCTAACCACTGAGCTAACGTCCTGTAGCTCCACTTCACACTTTAATAATAATATAGTTAAAAATTAATTTGTCGTTTCGCTCTGATTATAAACTTTAAGGTTTTGGAAACCTTGCAGCCTTTTTACATTTGTATAACCATCTTAAACATATGTTAACAAACGATGATCGTCGTAGTTATATTTACCAATATGTGATTGGGATACAACTAAACAATGCGGACTTAGAAATGCACACACCCAATTTAAGATGTGAGTTACTTGTATTCAGGGATTCAGGATGCGAACTTGTTCGTTAACAGAGCTGAATTGTGATTAGTACACTCACTTGGTACATTGAAATCAACCTTTCATTATAGGTTTTCTAATTAATTTAAGTATCAACTATTTATTATCTCCATGTATTGAAGATTTACTTCTAACCAATAGAAGTTCTACTTTGCGTGTAGAGGATTAACATCATCTTGCGGGACAATGCCAATAATTTTTTTTGTATTAAGACATAAAGTATTAAATCTATTTATATCTTTTTTAAGATAAAAATAATATAATATTTCTACAGTACATCTTTCTAATTTTGTTCTAAATACTAATCTATTTAATACTAAATTATGTTTTAATTCAGATTCACATAATTTCCATATGTCTTTAGCTAATGGTTTAGGAGGAAAAAAGAAATTATTTAATCTAATAAATATTGATTGTAACATAAAAAATAATACATAACCAAAAAAACATATTATAATAGCAATTGCTATTCCCCCTGTTATATATTCTATAACTGTCATAAATTTTATATTGGTAAAGTTACATCATTAAATAATTTTTTCCATTTATTATGACCATAAATATTATCATAAGCAGTATTATTATCTTTTTTTTTAATATTTTTAATTTCTTTTAAGTATCTTCTTTTTTTTATGTTACACTTAACAGAATTAACTTTAATAAGTAGTCTTTTTATTTTTATTATTTCTTTAGCTTTCATGTTATTAAGTCTTCATACGTTTTCTTAATATCAACAACATCTTTCATGTGTTTTTGTAAAATAAATAGCTTTTTATGCATATTTGTTCTTTGCTCTATTTCAGATCTATTTATAACTTTTTTACACATTCTGTTAATTCTACTAAAATCTTTAATCATATAATCATCCATTGTAGTATATACAACGTCATTAACCATAGCTCCACAAAAAGGTTTATTACTGTCTAATCTTAATAAAAGATACGGTAAACTTAATACTCTTCTTGGTTTTACATAGACTATAGATAAATAAAATTCACTTTGATTAGCTTTTTTAATTAAAGCTTTATTAAAAGTATGATTTTTTATATGTAATGTTGTTTCATATATTTTCATCGATTTATACTTTTACCTGTACTGTTAAAAATATTATTAAATTTACTTTTAATTTTATTTAATTGTTTATAACCGTTTCTACTTAAATGTGGTCTACTTAACAATTGATATAATTTTATATATTCATTATTATTTCTTATTTGTACAGGTTTATGTATTCTTTTCTTTTTTCTTGACATATTAAATTTTTAAAAAAGGGGATACATAACATATCCCCTTTTTAAACTAACCATGAATGTCTACTAACAACATTCGTCTAAATTAAGTACCGAAAGTGGGGGTCGAACCCACACAGCCATATTTAGCTACAGGATTTTAAGTCCTGCGTGTCTACCAGTTTCACCATCTCGGCATGTAGTACCAAATTACCCACGTTTGGGCTTAAATGGTACTTATTATGGTTATTGTTTTATTATTGGTATTATTAATAACAATGTTAATACAAGAGGCCATAATAAAAACATTATAACAGTACCTATTATTGTAAATAATAGATGAGTTAAAAATAATCCTACAAAAGTTTTAGGATCTTTTTTAATAAATAGTTTATCAAACATTTTAGAATAGATAAAGTTTCTTACTCCACTACTATAAAAAGGACCAACCATTTGTAATAAGAACCATACTGCAGCACAGATACAAGATCCTATTGTATAAATAAGTGTTAATGTAGCCATATATTTTTAATTATATATTTTTTTCCTTCTTTTTCTTCTATATCACATGTTAAAACTTCAATAACAGAAGAATCATCATGTGCTATAGATAATATTTCAACGACAGCATTAGCTAAATCGTTAGGTACATCTTCTTGATCTGGTAATTCAACATTTCTACCAATCCATTCTGATTGTTTAACAATCACTTCCTTAATATTTTCCATAATTAATTCATTTTAATAGGTGTTAAATTATTAAGTTCTGCTGTAGATTTAGCAAACTCTATTGCTTCTGCATTATTATTAAAATATCTTAACAAAGAATTATCAAAAGTATTAATAGCAACACGAGCACAATGAAATACTTCATTGTTTATTAATACTAATTTATCATCTTTTAAGTCATTTATATCAATTGTTTTAAACTCATCACTATACATTTTACCATAACCAAAATATTTAACATAATCTTTTTCAGCTACTTTAGGTAAAAGTACATTAAATTTATAATCATACCATTTTTTTTTATTAGTGTTTAAAACACTAACTATGCTACCTTTTTCAATAAATTCATAATTTTCATTTTCTTTTAATAAAGTAAGTTCAACTGACTTTATAGTATCTTTTTTTAAATATAGTTTATCCATGTTTTTCGTTTAAATCATTAAGCCATTTTTTATCCTTTGGCCCTCGCCCTTCGTAAGTGCTGAAGTTTTTCCAGAACATCAACGAATGCTTATGGCGCAAGGCTCGTAATATTATTTTGTCGTAGTCTACAATCGTGCAACCTGAATCCGCTCCACAGTGGCAACAAATACCGCTTGCGTACATTAACTCGTCTTTTCCTAAAATAGTACTTTTTAAAGGTGTCTGACAACTTGAGCAGACATTAACGGTATACCATCCTGAATATTTTACTTTCATCTGTTTCGTTTTAGGTAAGTGAAAGGATTACAAAGCCGTTTTTGAGCCCGTACTTTTCAGCGTCTTCTATATTAAATGAATGGTTCATAGTTGATCCCGTTCTTTAAGGTACTT